AAAAACATGATGGTTGTTGTTCTTTTTTTTCCAAGATCAAGTTGAAGAAAAACATGATGGTTGTTGTTCTTTTTTTTTCCAAGATCAACTTTACGGAAAACATAATAGTTGTTGTTCTTTTTTCTTCAAGATCAACTTTACGGAAAACATAATAGTTGTTGTTCTTTTTTCTTCAAGATCAACTTTACGGAAAACATAATAGTTGTTGTTCTTTTTTCTTCAAGATCAAGTTGAAGAAAAACATAATGATTGTTGTTCTTTTTTTCCAAGATCAACTTTACGAATGCTTTTTTCCTTTTTTTTTCTTTTTCTTTTTTTATTGTTATGTTTTACAATCTGTTGAAAGATTTTATTACTAATAAAAGCATATAATTCTTTTTTTTCCTTTGTTTCTTTTACTTTTTCTTTCTCTTCCACTTCTACTTTCTTTTTCTTTTTTTCCTTATATAGTCTAATTGTTACACTTATATATGTCTTATTAAAAAAGTTAGTATTTACAACAATTCATTACAATTGGTTTCCTTGTTTGCAAGTTTTCCTATGAAAGAGATATGTGAATTTGAATCTGACCACTGTTAATTGCTTTTATATGATTCACAGCTTTCACAATATTATCTGCCATTGTTTTATTTTTTGAAGTTGAATCTCCAACAATTTCTATATAGGGATAAGTTATGAAGGAGGATAATCCCAAGGTTAAATATCCATACAGAAGGGAGCATGTGTTTGCACTTTTTATCTTTCCGTTATCTAATCCAATTTTAAAGTAACTATTGTTTGTTAGACCTCCAACAGAATTTTCTTGCACATACTGTTCTATTTTTCCAACAACTATATCTAAATCACTAGTTCCCTTCTCCGACATTATTTGTGAAATGCTGAAAAAATAAATTCTTTCAAAAAATTTGGTTATTTGGAAAGCGCACAAAACGGGCAAAGCACGTTGAAGTGTGCAAAAGTTGGTGGAAAAATGAAATAATCATGTGAAAACTTTTCCCCTTTTCTTTGTGGTCATTTTCGCAAATTCCTATTTTTGTTCAAGATGCCTTTATGGAAAATATGATAGTTGTTGTTCTTTTTTTTTCCAAGATCAACTGGATGAAAAAGATGAAGTTGTTGTTCTTTTTTTTCCAAAATCAACTTTATGGAAAACATAATAGTTGTTGTTCTTTTTTCTTCAAGATCAAGTTGAAGAAAAAACATAATGATTGTTGTTCTTTTTTTTCCAAGATCAACTTTACGAAAACATGATAGTTGTTGTTCTTTTTTTTCCAAGATCAACTTTACGAAAACATGATAGTTGTTGTTCTTTTTTTTCCAAGATCAAGTTCATGAAAGTAATGATTGTTGTTCCATTTTATTCAAGATCAAGTTGAAGAAAAAAAACATAATGGTTGTTCTTTTTTTCTCCGATATCAACTTTATGAAAAGATAATTGTTCGGTGATATGTTTCTACAATATCGACTTTATGAAAAGTTGATATAACGATTTGGGTTCGTCAAGATCAATTTATGAAAAAAACATCAAAAATTAGATAGTCGGAATAAAATAAATCTCTGGATCACCACATTTTTCACACATAATGCGCCATGTTTCATCATGGTATTCAAGTGAATCCAACATCTTCACAATTTTAAAGTCTCCTACACTACAAGGATGACCTCTCAATTCAAGATGTTTGAAAAGTCGGAACTGAGTTCCTAAACTAGAGCTACGTTCCTTGGGTAACATGTTATAGACACGTTGTGTTTTCTCATAATCTCTCATAATTATAGCTTCCAAATGAGAAATATCTGGAAGTCTCCACCCCCAATATTTATGTGCAATCAAGTTGGCATCTTCATAAAGAGAAGAATAACCAGTTTCGAGTAGCGCTTTATACAACATAGGTAAATCAGTTCCTTTTTTTCTTCCGCTAATGGTGAGGGGAAGAGCTCTGATTTCCGAGGAAATAGGTTTACCCCTAGCTCGAAAATATTCATCCAAATCATTAAAAAGAGTTTCGGGTATTTTATCAACTTGTTTACCTTGATATCTCATTAATGCTTTTTCAAAATTGTCACGATCACTATAATCATTGCGTGAAGATAACGTGTCACGTTTATAGAGATTATAACCAATAATATACCTATCATAACCGCATTCTGGACAAATTTGTGTTCCAAAATTATCAATAAAAACATCGCTCAAGTCATAACCACAGGCACATTTATTCATATTTTTCTTCTTTTGTATTATAACCACATTGATATAATTTTTGGCCAAATCTATATATTTTCTTATTACTTGCATTTTCTTCTGATATTTAGGATCTTTTTCTTCTTCTTCCAATGCATCCATTTTCTGTTGATCAGTTGCTGTAAAATCAACCTGTCTGGATTTTGGAATGAGGGATTCATATTGGTTTATCAAAGGTTCCGCCAATTCTAAATAATCTTTTATTCTTTTACCTGATTCGATATCTTTTATTTTTTCCTTGATCTCAAATATTTTATCTTTGGTTCTGTTTCTTTCGATCACTGTTTGTGGATTTTTGATGATCTCTAACTCAGTATGTAATTGTTTTTCAAGATGAGAAATTTTTCTCTTTTCTGTTCGTAGTTTACACATAATAATGTCATGTATTCGAAAAAGATTAAAATCATTGGTATAAGAAGCCACTACAGTTGATGGTGTATCTTCTTCTTGTTCTAAGGAAGGATGGATATCTGAAAGACTGTAATAAATTCTTTTTTTTCCACCAGCGGAAATATCTTTTCCTTCAATAAATGTATTTGCTCTTCGAATAGAAATAGGTACAATAGTTGCTCGAGGACTTGGATCATTTTCTTTCCGCATCTGATATGACAATCCTTTCAATGGCTTCATTTTCAAAAAAATAGAGAATTTTTTATGATCCCTCCAACATCAGCTGTTATTAAATCATATGAAAAGATATTGGTAAAATATATAGAAAAGGATAAAACAGATGAAGCGTTGTTCTTTTTTTTCTCCAATATCAACTTCATTAAAAAAAGTAATAGTTAGTTCCTCAAGTTGATCCACAATCGTTGCTGTTCTTTTTTTTCTCCAATATCAACTTCATTAAAAAGTAAAGTTAGTTCCTCAATTTGGACCACAAAGTTGTTGTTCTCTTTTTCTCCGACATTAGTTGAAGAAAAAGATAGTTATGAAAAAATAATAATGTGATACTCCAAACTTAAATCAATTGTATTTATGTAATAGAACATAAATACTCTTTTTAATCTCCCCTTAGATTAGGAGCTTTTACTTGTTTAATGGGAAGAAATTATGCCCATATAAAATATCATAGTTTCTGTCTAATGGATCAAGTATTCTCATTTTTGCATTTATTTCACCCAAAGCTCGATCGCGTAAGGTTTCTATAAATAGAGACAATAGATGATAAGATTCAAAAAGATCAACGCTATTCCCAGACAATTTTTTGATATCTAACTCTTTTTTCTCCGAATGAATTGATTGTACTATATATAATCCGTCCTCATCTTGAGTGATTGTAATAGTTATAATGCGACTGTCTTGCAATAAAAAGTATAAAAGATAAACTTGATCGCCATTTTCTTGTATCTTTTTGTTTACAAGGATGGGAGTATGTCCTTTTTTGAGAAAATATAAGAAATTATCGATATTGTTATTTTCCAGCTCTATTTCTGGTGATATGTTTGCAAAATCGATCACAATGTCATTAAACTGAGAAACATGATATTTTTCAGATCGAGGTATATCCCCATCAGAAGGATCTGCATTGAGTAGAATCTGAAGGTTATATTGCACGCGCGAATCAGTAAGTAATCTATGTCCTATTTTAGCACCCATCAAATTTCCAGAAATAGCAGCATTTGTGTCTGTATCTCCTCCCAATCTAATCACCCAACCAATCGCTTCCATATAATCATCAAAATGAAGTAGACAATATATAGCACAGTAAAAAGAGTTTACTACCCATCCTTTTCCAGTACTAATCACATCTCGGGTTTCATGTTTTCGTGCCTGGTGAATAACTTTGATAACATCGGGTTGCGTAGCTTCTTCCAAAACTTTTAACCCTGTATTTCCAAATAATAATTCTCTAAGTATTTTAACATATAAAATTCCTATCTCACGATTCACATCGTTAGGATTGGTTAAATTTACATCTAAAATAACATTCTGATAATCTTTACCTGGAAAGAGAGATAATGGTGCACATCGCATTAAAGAACCGTTTGATTGATTGCTCTCCGGATTATTTGTAGGAGCAAATAGTTTTTTCTGTCGATTACGATATCCCTTGATCGTAGTTATTCCTTTAAAAAGAAGCCTAGTATTTCTTCCCATCCCAAAAGGTTTAGAATTGGCCCAACGTTGATAATTTAAGACTGCTGTATCAGGGTTATAATTACCGCTCTCTATAATTGCATAACATAATGCTAATGTCATATCTGTATCATCGCTTATTTGACCAATCACTCCATATCTCTTACCATAATAGCGAGAGATTTTTACAGGTCTATATTCAAGCTTACCGTGATATTTACTTATGGGCAGACTATATCTAAATTCAAATGGGAGCCCTAAAGCATCCCCCAAAGCGCCACCATAAAACATGGCCAAAACATTCCACCAAAATGTTTTATTGTTTGAATAACTGTCTATATTCTCTAAGGAAAGCATTTAATATTAAGTAGTTCTTATTTTTTTTCAAAAATATTGCTCATATTAAATGAAACATGGATTGTTTGAACAACCATTTGAACTTTTGCTAAAACAACTTTCAGATCCAGATATAACCTTAGAAGATATTAAAAATTTTTGCATGTAATCCAAAAAAGCCAGAGAATTATGTCAAACTAATCCTTTATTTATAAAGTTAATACAGGGGAAGCGATATGCAATTAAAATATATAGAGATATTTATAGTAGACCTCAATTGGAGATATTTACTATTACTATTTATTCTTATTTTGGAGAGTTAGTAACAGAAAGTATAATCGATATTATGAGTGAAAAGAGTATCTCTGATAGTTTAGAAGCTTTGAAAACAGGAAAATTGGTATATTTCGATCGTGTATGGATGCAATTGGATAAAAAGACAAGAAAAGTATCGATAGGGCCTGAAGGTGAATATCATAATCTAAAGGATATATATATAACTATACAATATCCACTGTTTAAATTTATTTTTACTGAAATGCAACGAATGATTGATAACGAAGAATATGGAGAGTTAATAATATCGATGGATGATCTTGAGTAAGGACTTTTAGGAATTCCATTTCTCAAAAAACCCCCGCCAAAACAGATAAAACCTCGCATCGTTAATTTACCCATTATTTTTGCATCTAAAATAAAAGAATCAATAGGAGAAACAACAGAAGAGATACTTGAAGAAGAAGAAGGAGAAACAACAGAAGAGATACTTGAAGAAGAAGAAGGAGAAACAACAGAAGAGATACTTGAAGAAGAAG